AAGTATTATTATCTTCTGTAAAATCATTTATATCATTAATTAAATTATCTAATTTAATAGATGTAAATATATTTGATTTGAGTTCGTCACCAAAAAATGATATTCCAATTGTTCCAGATAATGTATTTTCAAATTTTTGTTGTCTAAATTTTTCTGTATTTAGAACAGAAACATCAACAAAATAGTTTTTAATAATTCCTGCAGATTGATAATTTGATAAAAATTCTTCTAAAGAAGAAGACAATATAGACCGAGTATTGAATAAAGAATCATTTCCTGAATTTGGACTAAATAGTAGTGGACTTCCATTAACTAAAGGACTAGTGAGAAGTAAGTTTTTTAAATTTCTTTTAATGTCTAAATAAATTCTTGTATTATGATATAAAGAAAAAATGTTTTTTCTATCTTGAACTAATGTATTTGCTGATAGAGGTTTAATTTGTCTATTAGCTGAAATGATGCCTATAGGGTTAATATTATAATCTTTTTTCTTAGAATTAATTAATAATTGATCAAAATCATTATTATTATAAATAAATTTTGAGTTAACAATATTAGTAATTGTCAGTATACTATTATCATAAGAAACATTATCTATAGATTGACCTAATGATAAAGATTGTGACAAAGAATTGATAAAAACTAAAGAAGCTGGAATCTCTATTACTTTGTCATTAATTGATGCTTCACATCTATTAAATAAACTTATACAATATTTTGAATTAAAGAATCTCAAGTATTGATTTTTAAAAGAATTATTAGTTCCATCTATTAGAGAAGATTTTATATTATCTCTTTCATCTAATAAATCTAAGATATTATTATTAGTATTATTAAAATAATATGAATCTTTAATTAAATTATTTAATTCGTCATACTCATTTGTATCAAATACATAAGTAAATTTAGTCGAATTATTTGCTTCGTTAATTATATCTGATACTATGTCAGGATGAGAAATCCCAGGAATATAAAATACGTCGCATCTAAAATTATCTATATCTAACGCAATATTCTTTGCAGTTTCATAAGCATAAGTAGTTTGACCTTTAGTTTGTCCAGGAATTTCTTCTTCGTACTCTCTTAAACAAGATTCATTAGACATATTTCTTTTATAATCATCTAGTATATTAATTCCATCAAATCCTCCATAACTAAAAAAGTCAAAACTTAAAAATTTAGAATTTGGAGAATCAGCTTCGCTATCAGAAGTTAAAACTTCATCAATATTAATATAACTAAAAGCATTTGGAACTTTAACCATGTCAGAAACAGATTTTGCGTCTCTTCTATAAAAAGAATATTCCCATTTTTTATTTACACCTTCTTCATTAGGAAGATAAAGAATTTTTTCTAAGTGAAAAAAATCATTATGATAATCATTGTCAGTATCTTCTAAAGGTGTTATCCAAAATTTATTTCTTCTAAAATTTTGAAAATACTTTGTATAATTGTGATAGAAATGATATTCGTTCGGAGAGCTATCAATAAATTTATTAAATTCAAATTTGTATTTACCTTCTTGACCTTCTAAAAAGACTTCTTCAATTTTAATTCTTCTAGTTTTATCAAATAATACTCCCCAATGACTTTCAGACAAGTCATAGTTTATTTTATTATTTTCTATTTCGTTTATTCTTCTATTACCTACATAAATAATAGGATTATGAATTACAGAATTAACTCCCGTTAAATTTAATTTTGATCCATCAATATTCATATGTGGATAAGGAAAAAATCCACTAGGGATTAACGTCGATTCATTTACCATATATTCTACATCATCGCTTATCTCAACAAATATATGATTGTTTGTTTTTTTATAGAATCCTGAATTTATTACTTCTTTTTTATCGATATCGTAGTATTCATTTTCTGTTCCAACTAATTTACCAATATAATTTTCACTTTTAGGATTTAAATTTAATTCGAGAAATTCAAGTACAACATCAAAAGAATTATTTTTATAATCGTACTTATAAATAATTAAATCAAAAATAGACCATGATTCTTTTATATCACGAACAAAACTTTTACCTAATCGTCTTGGTTTAATTCTAAACCTATACTTGTTTCCTTTTTTACCATCAGAATATGAATGAAATCTAAATAATTTTTTACAATATTTTGATATATTTTTTCTATAATCATTCTCTTTGTAAACTGGTTGTGATACTATCCAAGGAGTTTTTGCTTTTTGATATATCGATTCAAAAGATTCATAATTTGTAATATCATTACCATTATTTTCATTTTCTTCATTCCAAATGTTTTTTCCTGTCGCAACAAAATGTTTAATATTACTGTTATCTAAGGAAGAATCTTTTAAAGGACTAGTATTTCTAAAAGAAGCATAATTTAAATTTCCACGATATAAATAATACTCAGGTATTGTATTAAATAAAGACTCAAATAAATTAGATTTATTGTATAAATTAGTTTTATTAGGATAATTTATAATTGTTTTACTTGCTTCTTTTTGACCTTGTATATAAACTTTTGGATCACTTAAAATAGAAGTTTTTGATCCAAAATCAATTGAATTCGAAGAATTCCTAGAAGATAATTGATCATATACTTGATCTATTTTTAAATCATCTAATTTATCATTTTGTAATAAAAAGACTGAGCCACTTGTCGCAAAAACAACATCAGTTATAATACCAGTCTTTTCTAAAGTAGAATCACCTGTAATTTGTTCGATATATTCGTCATATGGTGAAATGTAATCTTCAAAGTTTATATCTTCGTAAATTGATCCAAAAAAATGAGTTTTACCTTGTTTACCACCTGATAGCGTGTAAGAATTATTTCCTTTTATACCAGGAGTTATACTACCGCTAAGAGGACTATCACCTACAACAAACCCAGCATAATCATATTTTCCACTTTGATTTAATCCTTTACCGTCACCTATACCTAAAATTCTTGTATATGTAAGTTGTTGTTGATTTTGTAGCCAAACGTTTGCAGTTAATGGACCTAAATCTTTATCTTGATCTTCAAAATCTCCAAATAGATTTTCCCATGTATTTAAAACATTTTCAGACTTTTCAAATTGAGTAACTTGTTGTGGAACAAAAGCTGGACCATTGTTTGATGTTCCAATAACTGAAAGTGTTTCATTTGTTAAAGAAATTGTATCTTCTTCTTTAAAAACAAATGGTGTTACAATTTTACCACTGACTTGCGTATTGTTGATATTCGACATTTATACCCTACTTTAGTTTTAAAATATAACTTAATATAACTATTTATTTAGAATTAAAGTAGGGTATAATATTATTTTTAGTATTGAAGAACGCAGTTATCAAATCTTATTGTTAAAGAAATATCTGCTGGAGATTCGTCGTCATATGAAAGATCACTAAAGTTTGCATTTGTTAAGAATGCTCCTTTAATATCCCATAGTTCTACAACTGTTCCAACCGGGTCAAGCATTTTTAATTGACAATCTCTCTTGTAAAAATCTGCATAACCTGCTCTACCACTGACTGATTCGTAGTGTGTTCGAATCCATTCCATAACTTGTTGAGCTCCGCTAGGTGCAATTGGATCATGTAAAGTAACATTCATTTGATCAAAAGTCATTTTACCAGCAACATATCTTTTTGCATTAATAAAATTAATTTCTTGCTCACCAATTGTAAAAGATGGGCGACTAGCAGTCTTAAGGATAAAGGCATCAATACCCTCAATTGCAAAAACCCATCGATTTTTTCTTTTTGGCTCAAACTTATTCGGGATCATTTCCGTAACTGAAAGTGTCTCTGCCATTTTATTTATCTCCTAAAATTCTTTATATATCTATATATTAATCTATTGAATTAGTTACAACAAAATCAAGTGAAATAAACTCTACAGACTTGGTAGGTTGTAAATAAACCTTACCTCGTATTGTATTATTTTCAATGTCATTTTGTGTTGTTGTTGATGTATCAATTTGAACTTTATATCTTTCAACACCTTGTCTTGCTTGAACTTCTGCCATGATCGGTTCAACGAGAGAACTAAATCTTTCAAGTGTTGATGCTCTATTAGGCTCAAATAGTAAAGTATTAGCTACAGCTTTTACTCTACGACGAATATTAATTAAAAGTCTTCGAACATTAATTCGATCAAGTGCAGACTGATTTTGTAATAAAGTCTTTTGACCAAATGAATAAACCTCATTACTTCTTCCAGCTGGAACATAAATTGGATTAATATCTGCATCGTAAAGATCATTTAAAAGATCTCTATTCATTTGAACTTTAACGTTGCTTGCATTTAATCGTCCACGAGTTAAACCAGCTGGCGCAAACCAAGGATCAGCTAAAGTATCATTTTGCGACATAACACCTAACATACATACTGAAGGTGGGACTTGGATCGGTGTATTATTAGAAGATCTTCTTGAAATAACATCTGGGAAATATGCAGCTGCAAATGATGTATCTAATTCTCTTTGTTCAAACCTTGTAATTGTTTTTTCAACGTGAGGCTTAGTTAGATCTGTAATAACATCACCATCTCTCTTTGATTCTTCAATATCCATAACAAGCATTGCATCAAAACGACTTTCACAAGCACTGATTGCATAGTCTGTAACTAGAGGTTCACGAATACCAGGAATTGCTAAAAGTTGAATTTCTGTTGCGCTTTTATCGCTAAGAACGTCAATTGCTCTCTTGTATGATTCAACAGTTTGCCCTGTAAATGTGTTTGTTACTTCTTCATCACTCTCTCTAAATGCTGCAGTTGAACTAAACAAAGCTTTTTCTTTATTAAGAATATTAACACCATCAAATCCACCTTGCATTATACATCTAAATTTAAGATATTTAACGTTTGATCCTCTTGCATCAGATGATACGTTAACTAATTGTTCTCCACTTAATGCTGTACCTTTTCTTTGATAAGATGATGTGTCCCAATTTGAACCATCCCAAGAAATATTTTCTAAAGAGAAAGATTCTGAAGACTCTTTTGAAAAAGGATAGTCTCCCATATCAGGATAGAATTTAGTCCATGATTTAATAGAAGGATTAAGCCTAATTTCTCCTAATTCTTTATGAAGACCTGCACTTTCTTTCTTTGCAAATTTAACACCCCATGCAAGATTAGAAGAAGCTTTAGGCAATGCACCAGATAATCTCGTTAATGTTTTTACAAAAGGCATAGGTAAAACATTAAGTCCGTCAAATGCTGTTTGCTCAAGCAATCTGGATGAACCAGAACCATTATTACCTGATTCTCTAAACAATCCAGTATATCCTGTATTTAATGTTCTATACTCTGAGAAACCACATGGTAATGTAACAGGATCACATTCGCCTGAAATAACTTCGTCTGTCATTTCTACCCAGACATATTTATTACGAAGTTCAAAGTCACCTTCTTCAACTAGCTTTTTCTTTTTAAAGCTATAGTAAACTCTTTTGTTTCCTAATACTCTACCAATAAAGTTTCTACTATCTGGATCTAAAGTTAAATTATTCCATGTAACAAGAGACTCACCTAAAACTGGATCACTATCAAATGATTCAAGAGATAAACTAAATGTTGACCAATCACTTGAAGTTTTTCCTAATTTTAAGTTTGATATTAAAATTCTAAATCTATCGTTTGCAATTGCACCATCATCTTGTGCATGTAATTTAAATAATTTTTTTGTTTGATTTCCAAATTTTTGTGATTCAATCCAAGGTGATTGTGCTGTTCTAAATCTTGTATCGAATGATTCAAAGTTAGGTTTGTCTACAGCTTCATTTGCTCTCAATCCTTCTGACTCTAAACAAAAAGCAGCTTGATCAAGACTTGCAGATGATCCACTATCTAAAAATCTACCTACCATTGAAATTTCTGCAACTTTAGGATCGATATCCCAATGAGAATAAAGATAATGACCACATTCCTCAATTTTTTCTGGATCTGTATTTAAAACCTTTGAAAAATAATTTACGCTTTCTGGGTCAAATGAACAAGAAAGAATTTCAGGCTGATCAGTATTCTTAAAACCATTTAACAATAAAGTAAATCCATTCGAATCAACTTTTCCTAATTCATAACCTGTTAAATCTGAAGATGCTGTACTACCAAAATTTCTTAAAGAAGCTCCATTAGTTACTGCTTTACGTATATCAACACCACTATCACTTGAATCTGTATAAGCTGCGCTTGAAGCGTTAACATCTAAAGAAGGTTTAACTCCTTGAGGTGTCATAAGAAGACCTCGAATTAAAGGAACTGCAGCACCACCTCCACCAGCGAGCTGTAAAGATTTGACTCCTGCATCATTTGTAATCGAGCCTGAATTCTGGAATGATGCTGAAATATTGTTTCCTTTGAATTTCAAAACAATACTATCTTGAGCAAAACTAATAGCTTGACTTAAACCTAAATTTGATCTTAATTCATATTCATTTGATTCATCTTTAATCTCATCGATCCAATTTAGAAATAAATAACTACCTTTTATATTAGAATTTAAAACTGATTGTATTGCATTAATTGTTTCTACCTGGTTAGTATTATCAATTTCAATTTGATAATAATCACTATTTAAGACACCATTTTGCGAAGGAGTTTGTGGAGAAATAAATTTAAACTTTTTAGATTGATTAGTAGCAGTCGCATCTAAAAAGTCAAATTGAAATTCTTGCCCAATTAAATTATCATCGATATCAAAATTTAAATAAAAAGTATCATTACTTGATCCATCAACACCTGCAGTTGATGCTGTTGATGACAAATTGCTATTAGCATCAGTAATTTGAATAAAGTTTGTAATCTGTCCTTTTAAAGAACTTGTAATTGTGAGAGTGCCGTCTGAATTATCAGTAACAGTATAAGTTGGATCTCCTTGACCATCTACTTGATCTGCTTTACCTGTTACTTTAACAAAATCTATTGCTTCTAAAATTTTTCCTGCTATAGCAGTGTTGTCACTAAGAGAAGATTGAATTCCTATAGTAACTTCATTAGTATTTTGTCCTGTTTGAGCTGCTGCATCATCGTCAGTAATGTCTAAAGTAATAACAGCATCATTACCTAAAATATCTGTTATTGTAATTGTTGACCCATCTGTAGGATCTCCATTAACAGTAAAAGTTTGAATTTCTGCTACAGGTGCAGTATCTAAATATTGAGATACAGCTAATTCTGAAGCAACATTTGTACTAGATAAAGATTCATTATCTAAAGAAGTTAAACTTATAGTATTTGGTGTAGATGTGTTAATTAAAAATTTTACAATAGTGTTTGTTGATAATCCTGTTCCTTCATGACTAATTTCAATAAAATCATTAGTTAAATCTTTCAATATTAGAGTTAAATAATTATCTGAGTTAAATCTATCAGATGCTACTGCAGCACCTGACTGATCTTTTCCTGTGAATGCTTTTTCAAGTTGATCTAAAAATGAATCGACATTTAGTCCACTAATACCAACAGTTATTTCATGAGGATCTGATTCAGTTCCTGCAGAATCTGTAAGTAATTCTGGAGTGATGTTTGTATGTGTATTATTAAAAATAAATTTAATCCATTTAATATCACTTTGCCCTACAGCTTGAATTAAAATATAATCATCGTTTGAAGGAAGTTCATTACTTGTTAAAGATATTTTTAACTTCGAAGAAACTAAAAGTGATTGTAAGCCAGAATCTTCTAAGAAAGTACTGTCTGCAGTGTCTCTCATAAAACATCCTAAGAAGTGAGTTCGTCCAACTGAACGTGCAAGTTCTTCTTGTCCTGATTCGAGAGTTGCGAACTGATTGTTTGTTAGTTTATTTGATGAATTATAAGTTAAATTATCACCTACAACAAATCCTGCGCCAGTAGTTCTTTTTGCGCTATCTAGCGTTCCGTCTCCACTACCTGTACCTAGAACGCGAACATAAGCTCCAGATTGTGAATTACGCATCCATTCATTGACAGCGAGCGGACCAAATTTATTTGCATTGCTATCTTGACTAACTTCTGAAAGTGAACCAAATATTTCTTCAAATTGTTGAACATTTGCGAAAGTTTTTGGAACAAAAGCAGGACCACGTTTAGCAGGCCCTACAACTGCAGCAGGAACACCTTGAGGTAAAACTTCTTGGTCCCTAACTTGTGATAAATCTATTTCTCTGAGAGTTACTCTTGCTGAGCCTTGATTATCGGCCATATCTATAGTCTCCTGTTATTATTTTCATTCTTTATATTATATATTAGGGAAATTCAACACCTGCATTTGTAATTACAAAATCAATTGCAATAAACTCAACAGCGCGAGTTGGAACGATAACAATCTTTCCATTTAAACGATTATTATCTACATCTTCTGCAGAATTATTTGATTCATCCATAATAACTCTAAAATCTTCAATTCCTTGATTAATTTGAATCGATGCAAGCTGTGATGAAGAACTTTGAACGAATCTTTGTCTCGTTTCGTTATTGTTTTGTTCAAATAACAATCCTTGTGCAATCAATTCAATTCGACGTTTAACTTCCAAAACAAGTCTTCGAACATTAACACGATCTAAAGCTGTTCGAGCAAGTTGTGAAGTTTTTTGTCCAAAAATAACGAATTGTTTATTTGGGAAATTAGCAATAGGATTAATTCGAGCTTCATACAAAGTGTCTCTATCAGCTGAATTGAGTCTTACATCAATTGATTGAATTGTTTCTAAAGATCCTCTTGTAAATCCTGCAGGAGCAAACCAAGGTTGACTTACATCATCAGTTTTAGCTAAAGCTCCTAAAGCAACTATCGAAGGAGGAACTTTAATCATTCTTCTACTTTCAACTGCAGCTTCATCTTCATCGCTAAAATCTAAAATCTTCACGTCTGGGAAATATGATGCTGTATATGATGAATTAACTTCTCTAAGATCAAACGCTGATGCAGTTTCATCTACATCTGGTCTTCCACTAGAAATTCCTTTTTCATTAACAAAAACTCTTAAACTGTCTGAGTCATATTGCGGGATATCCATCAAATAAAGAGCTTTACCATAATCTTCACATCTACGTTTAACTTCATCTGTAATGAAAGGATCTCTAATATTAGGAATCATAAGAATATTATGATTAATAACCATTTCATCTGTCATTAGATTAACTGCGTTTAAGTAAGAAGCAATAACATTGTTTTGTAATTCAGATCCTTGCATTACTGCATTTGTTGTTCCAGAAAGACCACTATCAAAACCATTATCACTTGCTTTACCATTAACAGGTGCAAGTGCATCATATTCAATCGATGAAGCTCTATCTGTCATAAAGAAAGAATCACTGTCTAAAATATTAAGACCATCAAATCCGCCATAAAAAGGTGCTGTAAATTTTGCACATACGCTATACTTATTAAATTTTGCAGGATCTTCAGCTAAAACCTTAGCCAAAGACATACGAATTGCTTGAACATCAGCTGGTGCAGTTCCATCTTCTGTGCTTAAAGGATCTTCAGAATTATTTAAATTTACTGTATGATCTGCTGAATTGTATAATCTTGATCCAACGTCAGCGTTTCGAATATAAACAGCATCTTTAAATATATCATTTACCGTTCCACTAATTGCAGAAACTTTAATATCTGCTGCATTTGAACTATTTAAAGGTGTTTTTAAAATAACTTTAGCAAGAGAAAATTTATTATTATTATGAGAATCTGCAACAGATTTTGACCAAACCGTGTTTGAAGCACTTAAAAACTTTGTATAGTTTTCAAGAATATGATTAAATTCTGTACTGTAATTTGGATTGTCTATATTTTTTACTCTTGTCGACATTAATCCCCAATGCAGACTAAAATCTACAGATTCAGATTCACTAGATTCTCCTGTAAAAGTTTGATTATATGAAGCGCCTGATTTAATACTTCCTTTTGTAATCTTAAATCTTTTTGGTAGAGGTGGTAAAACTGATCTGTTTAGATTTGTTGTCCCTACATCAGTAAAAGTTGTAAATAGAGTCCCAGATGAATCTTTTCCTGTACTATTTAATAAAAGAGCAGGAACTCCTCGAAAACCAAATGGTAATGCTGTTTGAGGAACCTCACCAGATAAAACGTCGTCGCTTACAACAACACGAACTCTTGTTGAATTGTTTTTAAATGATCCTTCTCTAATTAATCTTCTTTCTTCTTCATCAGTATTGTAATCATAATAAACTTTTTGATCACCAATAACATTACCAATAAAACTAGTTGAATTAGGATCTAAAGTACAATTTGAAAAAGTTTCATATACAATTTGTGATTCATCTGTGTCTCTTAGATCTCTAACAGAAACTGTAAATGATCCAAATTCATTTGTAGGATCTGTACTGGCTCTCAAATTTGATATAGAAATTTTATATTTACTACTTGCATATGATCCATCGTCTAAAGACTCTAAATGAAATAAATCATATTCTTTATCACCAAAAGGTTGAGAAATAAATGAAGGTGTTTCTGGAGTTGTAAATTGACTTGAGAAATTTGAATAATGTTCAGCGTAATTAACTCCACCTTGATTTGTATCACCATGTAAAACAGCGACTGAATTGGTGCCAACAGATGCGACTTCATTATCTACTGGAAAATGTGCATATAAAAGAACTTGATGCTGATCAAAAGAAAGAGGATCTGTATTTAAAACTTTTGAGATATAATCACTATCTGATGGGTTTAGTGATACTGTTCTTGAATAACTTTTTGCAGTGTCAACAGCATTAACTATTGAAATAACAAACTTTGATGCTGCTGCAGATGCTACATCTGCTAAAGCTGGAGTTGTATTCGATGTTTCATCAATTTTAATTGAAACATTTTTGTGAGCAAATAACATTGCACGAACTAATTCAACACCTGTTTCTTTACTGCTACCAAATGTTGTA